CTCTTGAACAATACCTCTTGGTGATCCTGCAATATTATATTTTAATTTTGTATTCTTTAAATTTTTACGTAAACGCAAATAATATAAAGCAATATTTTTAAGTTTTTTAGCAAAGAAAGGGATAGCAAGCAATAATTCCTTTTCATCATTTAAATTTACTTGATTATACCAATTTTGTTTTTCATCATCAGTAAGATATATTTGAAGTCCATTTAAAAGGTTTAAATATTTCAACCTAAGTTTCTCTAAAGATGTTGTGGTTTTATCGGGTTTTTTAGTATACCAAGATATTAAGTATTGATTATATTGTTGATATTCCTGATTTGGGATAATACTTTTGAACGAAGCATACCAATTTTTAAAAGACAATGGAGCATCTTGATCAAAATCAGTAGATATCAATCTTTCTGGATTTGCATATTTGTCTAATTGCGTTAAAGCTTGGTTTTGATTATTCGTTTGCACAATATTTCAATTATTTAATGTAGAAAATCTTATTGAACATCTACCCATAGATTTTTTGTTAGTAAATAATTGAAAATCGTCTCAATTATGCCATTATCCGCATACCAATCAGCAGAAAGCGTTCGGTCTAATGTAGTATATGGACTATCCCAATCTATAATATTATTCACATTTACACCACTAATTTGATTGCCCCATAATTTATATTTAGATATAGAAGCCAAATCTAACATATTTTGTATATCAGTAGGAAAATCTACACCATACGTAAAATTACTTTGGTCTATTTCTGCTGCTAATGATTGTAATTGTGATATTTCGCAGGTATCAATATCCGAAACATTAGTGTTAAAATTCGCAATCTTTTCATATAACATTTTTCCAATGTCCTCAAAAGTATTATCATTACTCGATCCCGCATCACCAACAACAGCAGGAAGAAATTCATCAAACATTTTAGTATTATTATACAAAACTTCAGGAAACGCCAAAGATTTCATATATGCAGCAAGATCGAAACTTTCATTAACCTTTCGAATTTCGTAACTATTATTAAAATTATTAATAGAGAACGGAACGGAAACGCCAGAAATATTTATAAACTCTGTTGAATCCGAAGCATATTTTTGATACCAAACATTACCAGTCCAATCGCCAGTAACACTTGCTGATTTTGCGTAATTCGAGGATAAAACATCAACTGTAGTATTATCATCAGAAAGATAATACAATATGTTTGGTGATCTTTTAGCATTAATGACCTTTAATCCTTGCACACCATCAAAAGAAGAATCAGCATTAAAAATATATGCATTATTTGTAATTGCATCGATTACCCAAACTCTATTATAAACATCAACAGCCAATCCACCAATTTCTTCATCTTCCATCCCATCAAAATCTGATTCGAACGCAGGAGTTATTATATTTCTAACATTATTACTATTATTAAAATATACTGGAGTTAAAGACCAAGTTTTAACGTTTCCGCTTAATCTATCAACATAACCAAAACTTCTAACACCAAAAGAGAACCAAGGATTATTGTCTCTATCTAATGCTATATATACTGGTCTATTAATTCCTGATATTGAACTCATTAACACTCCATTGGTGCTATACTTTTCGATTAATCCTCCTGAAATGGTGGAATTAAAAGATTCTGTTACCCATATATCATTTTGTTTATCAACTACAATATTAGTAGGAACTGAATTTGATGATAAAGAAATGGTATGCATTATCAAACCCCCTGATGAATATTTTACCATTGTGCTAGAATTAGGATTACTGTATGTAACCCAAACATCTCCATTCCTATCAGTTTCTACAACAGGAGGCTTCATTAAATAATCATCTTCATATATCCCAATTTCACTAGGAGTAATTGAAAATAATAAATTTAGATTGTTGTCGAACTTCAAAACTGATAATGAATTGTATAAAGATACCCATATGTTACGATCTTTGTCTAGACTAATATATGATGGAGTAGTTCCTGACACAGATGGAATATTATCATCAAACACACTAGATAAGTTTAACGTGCTCAATAATTCACCATAACTAGAAAATTTATATATTGCATCTTGTTCTCCATCTACCGCAATTATATCAAAATTATATGGATCAATAGCCAATCCATAAATACCAGAAAATCCTGATATAGAATAATTAAACGTATTATTACTTGATAGAATAGGAACCGTAAATTTATCAACAGTTCCTTCTATTAACAACCCATTATCTCTATAATAATCAACGACTGGACACGCACCCGATACTGGTTGTGGTGTGTATGCTATTTTACTAACACTTCCTATATCTGGAGTAGGAACAATTACAAAGAAATTCGGAGCTAAATTTGTTGGATATGCAAAATTATATGTCCCTGCTGATACGTTATTAATAGTAGTAGAAACATAAATCGACACAGTATCAAAGGCACTAGAAGAATTAATAGTAGTAAATTTATATCCACTATTATTATTAAATCCATTTTCATCAGTAGTTGTGAAATATAATGGAGCATCTTCACAAGAAATTGGAATCATTCCTGTAGAGGTAGAAAGTGCAAAATATATAGAACTTAATTGTCCTATTGCATTTGTCTCAGGATATGTAAAAACGATATTGCTTTGTGATGCGGTTTCAATATCTCCACCAAAATTATATTCTCTACCATAACTATGTAATGTTATCATGGTAGGAATTTTAACATCTGTCCAATTTCTACTATAAATTTCATCGATGTAATTTCCAGTGACTCGCATAAAGTTAGGAAAAGAAACTCCCACTTGCCACACAGTAACCGCTCTCGATACTTTACTATTCGCAAAACTATTATAATCGTATATATTAGAATCATTCGGATAACTAAATCCTGATGTTTGTAAAGTTGCGGATATTAGTAAAGGACAATCAACTGTAGGCTTTCCGCTTCCTATACTATCCACATAATACACTGATGCTTCTGCTGACATACCAACAATAGTAGTTTTTCCATCAACAGTCAAATAAATCGGGGAACCGCTTAATTCCAAATTTTCTACCGTATTAAGTCCTAAATCGTCTGTAGTAAATCTCCAAGTCGGATTAATAAAATTCCACTTTGATGGTATTTGACTATATGGGATAGATTTTGAATCCGCCGCAAATAAATTAACTACTAATGGTTTATCTACTTGAAATGTTTGTAGATATATTACAAATGGGGTGTCTGTAGGTTTACCTGCAAGTCCATAAGATTTAGGCAATTTAGAAAACGTAATAAAATCATCAACATACGACTTTGCTGTTAGTTCTATATTTTGAGTGCTGCTATTGTTAGAAGAATCAAATCCAGATAACGTCACATTATATACACCAGGGTAGTTGTATACGTGAGTAAAATCAATTTCGTTATAAACAAAATTTCCATCACCCATATCCCATATTCTTTTAACGACATCACTCGAAGAAGTATCTACAAACCTAAAATCCGTCGCATAGATAAATCCTACATTATCAGAAGAAAGTGTAAAATTTGCAATCATAATTAATAACCTAAAAATCCTTTATTGGTTTGTGTTGGTTGTATAACGATTTTATTTGCCAGATTATTATAATCAAATAGATATGGATATTCAAACAACCTAAACTGCATATTATTTGAAGTTTGTGTTAAATCTATTGTAGAATAATCAGGGTTCCATACAAACAAAGACAAACCTTGGAATAATACATCACTATCCACTCTTCCAGTATAGAAAGTATGCACACCATCTATTTCTAATATTTTTTGTGTTATGATTTTTATATCCAATGTCTGTCCAAGTGTAATACTAGTTCTATCAAAATAATCTTTAAACACCCCAACTACATCATTAACTATTGCAACATTATCTCTATTAGAATTTGGAGACTTACTAATATATAATCTACTAACACTTTCATCCGTCACTACAAAAGGATCGCCAATATTGTATATACCAATTGCAACCGCTTTATACACTGGATCAGCATAAGCAATTTCCGCAGACATACATTTAGATGGTTGTATTGATGTGCTTATTAACTCTTTCTGTGCTGGTAATAAGTAAGATAAAGTTATATTATCCGTAGTTTTTGGCACCACAAATAAATATACATTATTAAAATTGCAAGCATCCGAAAATTGAATCTGATTAAATAATGCTCTACTAGACATTGTAGGATCGGTTAATCCCAAATCATAAAAATATTGTAAATATTCTGTAGTATATACCCAATTATTAACCACGACAACATCTGAAATCAAATTCGCAAAATTTGTTTTTATAAACTTTGTATAATCCGCTTCATTTATTAGTCTATACTGACTTCTAAAAATTGCTGGAGCATTTTCTCTTATTTCATCCGCAGTTTCTACATCTTGTATAGGAGTTGATGCAGTATAGTTTGTAATTTTAACATTTGATAGATCATTATTTGATATACTATTCAAATAACTATTATTCAAAACATCCGAAAGAATTTGTGTGAACTGTGCGGTATTAAAAATTTGTGGCGAGGCATTTTTTAACGCTTGCTGACCAATAACTCCAGTGGTTCCATCACTTTTTAAATAATACAAAGCAACTACATCCCCTTCTTGCAGTTTTCTACCATTAATATCATTACCGAAAACTATTTCATATTGTTTATTACCATTCAAACGGATTTCATATTTTTCCGCATTGCTACTTTCTAGATATAAATTAATAGTTTTTGTATATTGCACCCATGTTCCTGTAGTATATGGCTTGACATACACATCAACATTAAAATGATCAATATTAGTTCCAATTGGTGGAGATAATAACACAAGTTCATTACCTTCTCCTGTTGCGGTATATATTGGATATTCTTGGTATGATCCCTGAAACAACAAAGTTTGATTACTTAAATCGTCTAGTCCTTCAGTTACACCTGATAATGTCTTCACAAATGTAGCTTCAGTATTAAACGAAAATTTTACATTATTAACACTAACATACGAATATCTTGGTATCGTGTATATTCCTGCATTTAACTTCCCGACAGTAGCAGAGAAAGATAATGTAGATGTTTGATATCCTATTGGATTATAGTCTAACAATTTTACAATTCTATTTATATTCTCATAAAGTTGTGCTTCTGTAAACATAGATTCAGAAGCAGTTCTATTTAGATAATAAATTAATGTATTGAAAGAATATGCAACAATATCTATTATAGATGCTAAATTACTACCAATATAGTTTTGGTCTGTAAATACTTGTTTACTATTAAGTCTATCGATAATCAATTGTCGTAATGAAGTGGCATCAAAAGCGGCATATCCACCTTTTGGTATATCGAAATTATTAAAATTGTTTATTGTTGACATATATTATAAATTGTTTTGTTGTTGTATTACTACAAAAGATTGACTTTTAACATTGAATACAAAAGAAGATTGTACTGATGATATATTCAAAACTGGTATTTCCATCGTAATAGTTATTGTATATTGATTATCATCAGGTTGCGCTATTACATTTATATTTAATATATTTACTCTTGGTTCGTAAATAGCGACTTTATTAAGTATTGTATTGCCGATTAACGAAGCTGTAGTTTCTGTAATTGGCTGAAATAAATAATATTCCAGATTCATTCCATACTCTGGAAATAAAAAACGTTGTCCAGGAAGTGTAGAAAACAAATTTTGTAATGAGTTTTCAATAGCTGCAACATCTTGACTTTGTTTTATATCTGCACCAATAATAGGATTTGGATATATCACACCATTTGTCAAGGTTTTAGAAAATACCAAATCTAAGTATAAATCTCTGTAAAGAGTGTTATAA